ATCCGGGCAAAGGGGTTTTCAGCTGGGTCTGGACTGAGCCGGCCAGCTCGAACAGGGCCACGATATTGACGTCCACCTTGATCAGCTGCTCGTATACATAGATCTCCACCGGCAGGGTCAGCTCGTTCACCTCGCCGGCCAGGTGCGCCACGGCCACGTCCCCGTCCTTGATGCCGATGCAGGGAAACTTCTGCCCGGCCGGGACCACGTCCTTGTCCGCGGACAGAAACACGTCCGCATCCCGCAGCCCCTCGATCTCTCTGAGCCGTGTCTGAATGGCCAGCAGCAGGTCTTTCATTTATCTCCTCCCCATGACGATCCAGTCCTTGACGGTCTCATGGAACTCTTTGATGTCCTGATCGTTGAACCCCAGAAACTCCCGCTTGGGGATCCGCGTCCGCCGGCCCCGGCCGGCCATGCCGCCCCGGTTGTGGATGGCGGCATACACCCGGGACGAATACACGCCCGCGCTGTCCTTGTTCGCCCGGGGATGCACCAGCCGCAGGAACCCGTTGCGCTGCAATATCTTGTCGATCTTGCCGGCCGCCTGTTTTGCCGCCACCGTGGCCGGCTTGAGGGACTGCCACCCGGATCCGTCCGGGGCCTGCTCCCGGTCGAACCGCTCCGAGGTCCGTGTGACCATGTACTCTGAGAAGCTCTTCATGGCCGGGGTGAAGTCGGTCACCCGGCCGATGGTCTCTTTGAGCATCCGCTGAAACTCCCGGTCATCCCACTGATATGCCACGCCATCGCCAGCCATGATCAGAATCCTTTCAGCTTGGGGCGGGTGAAGATCCTTGGCTCCGCCGTGATCCTTGCATAGTCCCGGCTGCCGCCGCCGGCCGGCGGGTCGATACCGCCGATCACGGCCTTGCCGGCGGCCACATCCTTGAGGAACTTGATGGCGTCTTCATACCGCCGCCGCACGGAATCCGATTCCCGGTTGCGCCGGGCGGCCAGCTTGAACACCGCAATATCCACGGACAGGCTTTTCAGCATGGCCGGCACCGGATCCACCGGCACATTGTACCGGACCGCCAGGTACGCATCGATCACGGCCCCGGCCTCCTCGATCTTGGCATCCACCACCTCGGTGTCCATGTCCCCGGTATAGGCGTCATCCGTGTACAGGGTCAGCTCCGCCTCATCCAGCTGGTCCAGAATGTCCTCAAGCGCGCAGTAAGCCATGGGTTACGCCTCCGCCGCCGGAAACGCGGTGTTGAAGGTAATCAGCTCAATCAGGTCCGCCTTCTTGGCCTTGGCCGGCACATCGATCTCCAGGTCCGCGCACTCCTGCTTGAGCTCAGCCACGGTCTTTTCTTCCAGCCAGTTAAGGAACTCCGCCTCATTCATCGGATACCCATGAATTTTGTAGTGCTGGCCGTCGACCGCATCCACCGGCGTCTTTACAACCCCGTCCCCCTGGGCGGTCTGTTCCTCCGGATAGTCAACCCCGGTCACCTCCAGCATGGGCTCCGCGTCCAGAATCGCCAGCTGCTCCGCGTCGAAAAAATCATCCGGATATTCCTTGGCTTTTTTGCTGAACGCCACCCCGCACCGCCGGAACCCTTCCCGCTTCGATTTCACTATAATCGGCATATCACTCTCCTTTTGCACATCCACCAGCGGCGGCCCCTGCCGTGACCTGTTCCCGGACCGTCGGAGCCCCGGAGGGGATTCCGGGCCGGGGACAGGTCACGGCAGGGGCAGAACGCCGCGGGTCAATGCCTCATGTGTCCGTCATCGATTACGCATCCCCAGTGCTGCCATAAGACAGCTGCCACAGCCCATACCCACCGGCCGCCCGGGCTTCCGCACCGAACTTGAACTCTTTCCGGTTGAACACATCATCCGCTTCCATGCTGGTCTGGGAGACGAACACCGGTGCCTTGCGCTCCTGGTAGATGAACGGCTTGATGGGCCGGGATGTCACATGCAGGAACCAGGCGGTGGTCGAGGTCAGCCGGGGATTCACGATGTAGGATGCCGTGCCGTAAAACGGGTTCGGCGTCTCATCTTCCAGCTTTGGATTGTCCAGCAGGATCTTGGCCGTGGCTTCCAGGGCCGGCGGCACTTCCAGCAGATCCGGGATCAAGCCCAAAGGCCGCCCTTCATTGTCGGTGAACCCCATGATGGCCAGCCGGGCCGCGCCATAGGATGCCTTGGCCAGGGCCAGGGTGGCCGCACTCAGTGCGGCCGTGCCCTTGTTGCTCACACTGGCCTCCACGCCGTTGGCGTTGGTCACCGGATGATCCGTGTCATAGAAATACTGCCCGTCATAGCACTCATTTGTGAATGAATTGTTCTTGAGGTCCGCATCGATCTCGTCGGGCAGCTGCTTGGCGGAAAACCCGGCATCCTGGGCCATGGGGCTGTAGATGCCCAAGTTGTCATCCTCGATGTCGTTTCGGTCCACCGCCACCGTGGCTTCCCAGTCGTCGTTGACAATCGTGTACGTGTGAGCCTTGAGCTTTCGGTACACCTTGTCCCCGATCCATTTGCGCATTTTGGGGAACCGCCCCAGCCAGGAATAATCATTCTGGCTGCCGCCGGACGGGATCTTCATGGTGGTCTTTTCCCAGAGGGAGGGCGCCGCCTCGAATGCCTTGTTGAACACGGTTTTCAGGGTGGTGAAAACCGCCAGAATGCTTGCCTTGTTCAGTAACATGTCATTATCTCCTTATCTGTGATCCGTTGAATTACGCCGTAGTCAGAGCGCAGCCATCATTTTCCGTGACGCGCCACACCAGAGCGCCTGCCACCTGCACGCCTTCCAGCACGATATAGTCCCCGGCATCCGCCAGGGTGATGGTGTCGTTGCCGGTCTGGTTGATGGCGGCCGCCACCGTGATCACCGCGTCCCCGCCGTCCACATCCAGGGAGATACTCAGCTTCTGTCCCGCCTTGGTGGGGATGGCCAGGGTCCGTGTCTCTCCGCCGGCTTCCGTGGTGGTCAAAGCGCAGGTGCCGGTCCGGGTCACGGGGATGGCCCCGGCATCGCCGGGATCCGCGATCAGTGCCGGGACGTGGGCCAGGATTTCAGCCAGAGCCGTCTCGACGTTCAGCTGGCCGGTGAGTCCGGCAGAATCCAGAATGCTGATTGCGGATGCCGCATGGGCGCCGGTGGCGTCAGCGGTATGGGATGCCACATCGGTCTGCTTCACCGCCGGGGTGATGTCGATGTACGCCAGGGTGGTGGTCACATATTCCACGATCACGCCGCAGAAGATGTCATTGTCCACATTGGCGGCCAGGTCCACGGTCTGGTCATCCACCAGGTACACCTGGTCCCCCACGTTGGCCTGGGTGATGGCGGTGTCCAGGGTGAACAGATGGAGCCCGTCCCGCTCGAACGTCACGGTCAGGTCCCCGTCGGATCCGGACGTGTTGTCTTTCTGCTCGGCGGCAATGCCGGCAAAGATCAGGTTGGCCGCATCATCGCCAGGGGTGATGTAGCCGTCCGCGTTGAAACATACCGCGGCCCCGCCGTAAATCTTTTTTGCCTCTGCCACCGGCCCTTCGCCCAGAAGTCCGGGCTTTTTCCGGGTGTCCCGGTCTGCTGCTTGAGCTGTCATGGTTGTTGCCTCCTGTTATCTGCGCCGCCGGCTTATTTGCCGTTGGCTTTTTTAATGTCCTCGATATCCACGCCCATCATCTTGGCGACCTTGGCCGTGGCTTCGTCGATCTCCCGGTCCTGCTTTGGGGCTTTGCCGCCGGGCAGGTCATCCACCGGCACCACCTGCGGGGCCTTGGTCACGTAGAGGTTGAACCCCTCCAGGTCCTTCTTGGCATAATTCAACGCCCAGTCTTTCTGATCCGGGGTCACCTTGCCCTTGGCCATGGCCGCGGCCACGGCATCGGATGCGTCCCTGTCCGCCAGCTTCTGCTGGAGCGCCTGAAAATCGGCCCGGGACACCTGGGTCTCGGTGGTGCGCTTCAGGGCCTCGATGCTGGCCACGGCCACAGACGCCGTGTCATCATCTTTCAGTCCCAGGGCCGCCACCACTTCCGCCGGCATCTTTTCCACGGGTTTTTCCACGGTCTTGACTTCCGGCAGCTTTACGCCGATTTTGGCGACGGCTGCCAGGATCTGCTCGTCCGTGGCGTCTTTGTCCAGCCCCAGGGCTGCAATCAGTTTT